GAACCATTGCGAAATATGAATTCTATTAACCGGGAACATTCTATTAAGTATATACAAAATTTAAGTCAATTATCTCTTATGTATAATAATCTTGGAAAAACAAGTACATAATTTTATTGTTGTTTTATTGTTGTTTTTGTGTTTGTTTTTGTTTTTGTTTTTGTTTTTGTGTTTGTTTTTGTGTTTGTTTTTGTGTTTGTTTTTGTTTTTGTGTTTGGTTTTGTGTTTGTTTTTGTTTTTGTGTTTGTGTTTTTATAACTAATGGTTTTGCGTGTAAAATATTTATAATATGAGTATACTTTTTCTTTAAAACATCAATTGTCGGACGTTTAAAACAATTTGGATGAACCATATAAAATAATAATTTGTACATTTTTTTTATAAAAAACATATTTTTATTATAAACCATTTTTTTACCTTGGTATTTAATTTTAATTGGTTTATCATTAAATTCCAATAACTTATATGTTTGAAGTAAAACATATAATAATGAATATCCCAACCCGTATATATCATGTGTCAACATTGTGTTATATTTAATTTCTTCAATTGTATGATCTTTATATATATTTACATTAAATAAGTTAAATATATTTTCTTTATTTAAATAATTATAATTTATTACGGGTGTAGATAAATGGCTATTATTGTATTTTTTTATTGTTACTGTATTATTTGATATATTTAATGTTTTATTTATTGGTGGAACTATATCCATTATAAAAGTAATATATGATTCCATAAACGGTTTATATGGATTAAACGGTTCAATTCCTAATTTATATTTAAACTCAGTATTTGTTAATTGTGTAATAAAATTGTAAACAACTGGATTTAAAATGTATGTTTCTGGTGGGTATGAAAAATGAACATCTTCTTTATTATAATGTTCAAAATCAGTTGTTAATCCAAAATCTATTATATTAAAACGTTGATTAACATGGTCATATACAATATTTGCCGGTCTTAAATCAGTATGAACTATTTTATTTTTTATAAAATCACTTAATGTATCTATAAGAACAATGCTATTTTTCCAAAATTCAGTTATTATTTTACTTTTACGTTTAATTTCACTTTTTTGAAATGAATACGTTGAATAAATAGATAATATAGTATGTTTATGGTAGTCCTTTTCTGTTAATTTTTTAGTTGTATTTTTAGTTAACATAAGATAATTAACGAATTTATCAAAATCAAGGCCTCCATTTTGAATCGTTAATAATGCTATTTCATTTTGAGGTAATAGTTCGCCCATATCATTAACAACAAGTTTACAACTTTTTATTAAATCTATTTGTTTAGCTTCTAAACTTGGTGTACAAATAGTAGGTGGTGGCAAATGATATTTAAATTGAGAATCGACATTATCAACCATTTTTTGTTTTTTTATTTCGTTAATTGCGTTTAATTTTGTAGTTAATTTTGTTACTTTATTACGGTAATAACTTGACGCTTTTTTTTTATTACAAATAAGAGGTGGTTTGTATACACAACCGTAACTACCTTTACCTATCATAGACATATATAATTGACAAATATTTTACTTATATTTTTTAACCCTTACTTGAAACAATCATTTTATAAAATATTTAACCCTTATTTGATTTAACTTGCTAATCCGTACATTAATTAAAATTGAGTTTTACAATAATATTTATATTGTGTTACCATTATTGGTCTTAATTATTTTATAAAATCCTATAAAATAGAAATTTATAAAATGCTTGTTATAAATAAGGGTTAATGTGCGGTTTAACCCTTTGTCATTTCTGGACTTTTAAAACCTTTTATTTTTTTTATATTGTAAAAAAAATAATACCATGTAATAAAAATGATACTATAAATGGTATAAACTATATCTTGTTACAAAAGACAATTTTCGTCAATATAAAAGGTAAAGGGTTAAATAAGGTGTAAATAATTAACATTTATTTTTATTTTTTATTATTAAGTCATAGTTTAACCAATATAAAATGGATTTTATAGGCATTTCCCATACATACTCATATACAAAATTACGGGTTATTTTTTTCTTCTGTCCCGCCTTTAAGAACGGTAAATATACATTATAATGTAAGTGATTAATATGAAAACTGTATTGATACGGTATATTTCCATTTAAAACATCCGGTTTTTTTAAAATATATTTATTTACGTAATACCAATAAATACTATTAACAAATATATTAAACTCCTCTTCAAATTTTAAAAATAAATCGGTATATTGTGGAAAAATATAAATAAACTCAGCTAAACGGTTCGAAAAAATTAATTCATAATACTTGTATTTGTAACTTGGATGATTTCCACGCAATTCCTTAAAATATTTATATATAGTGTTTTCAACCTTTGTACGTGTTCCGGTTTCTGTATCGGTAATCATAATACCCATTGTATAGTTAGTTTCATTTTCATCAACATTATTAGTATCTAAATCCATTACCAAAGATGATGAAAAATTAGCAATAGCATTACCCGTTTTTATATTTTGTTTTTCAATTTCCATATAAATATTTTCATATGTTGAAATACATTCAAAAATCATTGGAAACTTTATATTCGATTTTGGTAAAATGTTCCATTTCATAAATACAGTTTGTGGAATATACTTTACCTCCCAATCCCCCGTTTTTTCATAAACTGCGACTAAATACAATGTCGGTCTTAAAACAGTATGAACAATATGATTTTCCGGGTGTTTAATAACAAAACTATAAAACATGTTTTTATTTAAATTTGCCATTTCATCAAAATTAGGTGATTCAAAACCACCAATAACATCTATAAACATTTCTTTGAATGTTTTCTGTTTTTTAACCAATGGATTTTTAAAATATGTATAGTTACCTGAAACCGCCTTTTTCGTTGAAATTTCCCATTTTTCTTGTTCCAAATCCCACCATAAATTAATCATCGTTCCTTCAATAATTTCTGTAATAATAAACTTTGAATCGTTTAAATATTCGTATTTTTCTTTAAAAATATTAATTGAAACCGATTTGGGTAAAGAAAACGACAATAAACGTGTTTCATTTTCATTTACAATAACAGACCTCATTGTTCCAGCTGGTGTAAACGACAAATTAATATTTCCTATTTCTTCTTCTGGTCTTTCATATTCTTCGCATTCTACTTCATCTGAATATTCGTTTTCTTTGTTACTTTCGTCTAATTTGGTTAAGGTTTGTTTAATTAGCACTTTCGGTAAATCCGCTGATATAACAGTATATGTTAATGACTGATCTTTTAATGTTACTTTTTTTTTAAAAATAGAATCTAATTCAGATATTGATTTAATATTATAATAATGTTCCATTCGTTAAATATTATAATTGAAAATGTAAAAAACAGATATAATATATAAAGCAAAATCTTTATACTCATTTTACAATAAATTTACGTTTTAATATTGGAACGGTTGTATTAAGTAAAAAATCTGTTAAATTAACGATATTATTTTTATAATTTTCTGTATTTAATATAATTTCTTGAATTCTTTCTTTCATTTCTTTAAGTTCGGTATACTTAAATGAAGGAGTTATAATACTAAAACGAGGAGGTTCATTTTTTTCAATTAATGCTGGTGAACGAATATAATAAATATAATCATGTATATTTCCACCACCTAAAAACAACCAATCAACACCTTCTACCATATTTTTTAATGTGGTTGAATTAAATAAAATTATAGGAATTTGTACTTCAATTGAAATTATCCAATAATCTAAATTTGTTAAATAATAATCCTCGCTATATATCAACGTTTCAAAGGAAACAGTACCTTTACTTACTTTATCAATAAGGTCAACTTTTCCTTCTTTCTTTAATATATACATAATTTGTTTTTCAAATGTTTTCATATATTTAGAATATCCAATCCATAGTATTTTTCGTATTAGTTGAACAGTAATTTCACCTTTACCCTCTAACCTTCTTCGTAAAATATAAATTATTGGAGAATAAGAACAAATAACCGTATTTTTAAATCCAATTTCTTTTGTTTTTGGATTTGCCGCAAATTCGCGACTCCATGTTCCAGCAACTGAACGTATTGAATTTACACAATACTGTTCATCTTCATTTTCATTATCGTCGTTATTTATACCTTCTATTTCATTTTGTGTAATTTTATTACTATAAGGGTCAAATATTGCCGGTTCAGCATAACTATATTCCGTATTTTGTATTTGGGGAGCAGTATTAAACTGCTGAATATCCTTAAAATATTCATGTGTAAGCAATGATTTTAATACTAAAAATTCATCGTTATTAATACTATATTGTTGGTTTGGAATACTTAAAAAATACTTTGGCTGAAATAAAAATAGTCGAATTCTAGTATATCTTAATATTTCATCCGCTATTTTTGCGTAATATAGTATTTCATTGTCGTAATTATTAATTAAATTAAATTTTGGAACTATTAAAGAAAATCCAGTATTAGAAGAAAATATACTATATTTCTTTGAAATGTAGTCGGTTGTTGTTTCATTTGCTTCCGTTTCATTCGCTTCCGTTTCATTCGCTTCCGTTTCATTCGCTTCCGTTTCATTCGCTTCCGTTTCATTCGTTTCCGTTTCATTCGTTTCCGTTTCATTCGTTTCCGTTTCATTCGTTTCCGTTTCATTCGCTTCCGTTTCATTCACTTCCGTTTCATTTGCTTCCGTTTCATTCGTTTCCGTTTCGTTTGCTTCCGTTTCGTTTGCTTCCGTTTCGTTTGCTTCCAAATTTGTTGTATTTTTTATTATTTTTTCCGCCATTTTTATTTCCATTTCTTTAAATTCAACCGTTTTTTCCAATAATTCCTTTAAAATTTCAATTAATTTCTTTAATTTTTCTTTATATAACAATGACATCGTATCAATAATTTCTTGTATTTTACCAACAATAAATGTGTTTTCATATTTAGTAAGTAATATACGAACAAGTGAACGAAACATAACATAAAACTGACTTTCCAAAGAAATACCAAGTATTACGTTTTCACGTTCTTTGTCTTCAAAACTAACTGTATTTAATGTTTTATCAGCAATTATATAATTTGATCCAGAAACTATTTCTATAGGTAAATTACCATCGATTGTTATAGTGTTTTCTACTGTTTCTGGTTGTGATAATTGTATAAATTGGTTCGTTTCGGTTAAAATACCTACCACTAAACCGTCTTCTACTACTTTTAACTTGGGTTCTACTAAAAGTAATCCAGATGTATTTTTTTGAATATTTCGTAATCGGTGAATAGTTGTTTCATAATTTTTATATACAATATCTTCTTCGTCCGCAAATTTAATAGGTATTACTGGAGTTTTAATTTTCGAAGATGGAAAAACTGGAATATAAACACCTTCATCTGGTAATTTGTCCGAATTTACGTTTTTTACTGTACGGTGTGTTACATATAGTCCTATTATTTTACCTTGATAATTTGATAGTTGAAGTTGAATATTATAGTCATTTTTTTTTAATATACGATATATTTGGTCGGCCTCGTAATTTTTTTTAAAATGATATATTTTTGGACGACTTGGTTGTGAGGCGCAGTATTTCTTTGATAGTGATTTTATTGTTTGTATTGTTTGTATAACCGGTTTAATTGGTGATTTTTCTAAAAACGCTTTCGTAACTCGAATCATTTTATCTTTTTCTTCATACAAATAAATTGGTTCATAAAAATCATCTTGTTTAATTAAAATAACTGTTTCTCGATTTGTAAAATCAAATGACTTATTTGACATTGACACGGTTGGGCATATTATTTCTACATTATCCGTTAAATCGTCGTTTGGAATTTGTAATATAATAAGATTAATACCGTCTTTAATTAATTCGGGTTTATTATCTGTTATTGCGTCCCATAAAAATGTATGATCAATTTCAACATCTGGATCTTTTAAATAAGACAGAAATCCGCGATAGGCATAAATTATTGTTTTAATATATGATATTTTTGAAAAGAGTTCATCATTTTCGTCGAGTTTTTCTTCTATAAAGTCGGTAATTTTTTTTTCAGTAAGTTTTGTGGTTTCTTTATCATTAAATGTATTTACCCATATTTGACTATTTTGAAAACGAGTAAAATCATTAAAAGTAATGGTTTTTGATATTGAGTTTTCTTTAAAAACGGATATTAAAGAACCATTATGATAATTTACAAAATCGTCTACTGATATTGTATTACATAGTATATTTTTCATTTCCGTAATTGTAGGTGGAATTTCAAGTTCTTGTTTATAAGAATAAATTTCGGCAAAACACGCAATAAATGATTGTTTGTTTGAGTTTTCCACACCATACCGAAGTAAACATGGTGTATTCGGTTTTATATTTGCCGTATTTGAACGTATAACCAGTTTTGATACGTCCATTTGAAACATTTTTTGTATAGAAATTGGAAGAAATCCAAACCGATGTTGTTGAATTGGATAAGCCAATGAATTAAAAATATAAAATACATCTCCTTTTTTGGCTGTTTTAGTATTAATTGGTGGTGGCAGTGAAGTTTGTAATGGTGGTATTAAAGAATTATTATCATTTTCGTTTTTGTCTTTGCCGTTGTCATTATACTTTTCTTTGTTTTTAACCTCTATAATATTTGTTTTTTTTGTTACTGTCTGTAAACATTCTTCTCGTCTTTTACGTTGTTGTGGTTTATCCCAACTGCCTTTAAAACAACAGGGAATACATTTTCCATTGGGGTGTGAATCCGCACCTAAAAACCCAGGAACATTATTTATATAGTTTCCTTTCGCATCCAAATGCTGTTTTGTTCCTGAATTAAATTCATAAACATACGATCCAGATGGTATTATAGTAGCATCTTTTGGAATAATACCACCACAAACACCGGAATTAACTTCCTCTTCTGTAATACTTGTATTTGTTTTTAAACACCAATATCGTGGACAAATATACCAATATTTTTCATCGTCCGTTCCATATCGAACGGAATGGTTATATGAGTTTGGGTGATTTTTATCTATATCTTCTTTTTCTTCTTCCGTTAAAATAACTGGTTGACGTTTAAGGTTAGATTCACACATACGTGAATATGTTTCGTATTTACCATTTTTTTTTGAAAGAAAAAGTGATGGTTCGCGTGTCTGTAACCTTTCTAAAAATGATATAGGCTGTCCATCCAGATTTATATCTATTAGTGTACCACCTTTTTTTATTGATTTTCTTTGATTATTGTTGCTGCTTTCATCGTCACTTTCATCTAATAAAATTAAATCTTCATTAGTAGATTCGCTTGAGGACTTACTCTTTGATTTTTCGGGTTCATCTTCTAATAAAATTAAATCTTCATTAGTAGATTCGCTTGAGGACTTACTCTTTGAATTATCGGGTTCATCTTCTAATAAAATTAAATCTTCATTAGTAGATTCGCTTGAGGACTTACTCTTTGATTTTTCGGGTTCATTATCGGGTTCATTATCTGGTTCATTATCGGGTTCATTAAAATTGTCTATATCAACTTTATTATTTATATTTTTTTTAAATTTTATAATAGAATTATTATCATCTGTAAAATCATTTGTAAAATCATCTATTTTATTTTTACCAGCATAGTTAATATCAGTTTCGCTTTCAATATCAATGTCGTCAGTTGAACTATTACTAAATAGGTCATCATCCTCTTCTGTAAACTGTATAGCCTTAATTGGTTTTATAGTTGATTTTACAGCCTCTTCAATTACTTCATGTCCGGCAAAAAATCCAGTTGTTTTTTTTAATTGAACTGCCCAACCTTTTTTTCCAACCAACTCTTCCGGTTTTAAAGATGAGTTCAAATTTATTTGTAAAATACACTCTATATAAACATGTAATATATCCAAATATTTTAAAGAATCTATTTCATCTACAGTTACTATTAAAGTATTATTAAAAGAAACTTGTTTATTAAGTTGAAATATTGTTGGAAAACCCGCACTATCCCGTATATCGTCCAATTCGTATTTGTGTTCTGTAATAAATGTAGTTAACCGAGTTTTTGCCTCTATTTCGCTCATATTAAAGTTTTCTTTTAAAACATTTAATATAACATCTGTGTCCTGTGTTTTTTTAAATAATTCAGTAATTAATATAGTTTGTTCGTCATTTTCTTTAAAGTTATCAACCCTTTTAAATCGTAATATAATTCCTTTTGAAATATCATCCTTAAATCCCCCATTTACACCTCCTTTTACTTTTGTTGTATCTTTATTTCCTATAATTGTAAATATATCATTTAATCCGTTTATTTCTGTTAAAGAAATATTATTATTTAATTTAACATTTTCTACATATTTTATATTTTGAATTTTAATATTATCATTTTCCAAACCGTAAAATTCAAAAACAGGATAACCATATTGATTTAATAATCCGTTTAATTGAGAAAATATATGTTTTAATGAAATATAAAAAATATTATTCCATTCTTTGACAGACAAAGGTGAAGTTGGATGAGTTGAACGAATATGAATTTCTCCCGTTTCAGATAATTCCATGTATATTTCAACTTTACTACCCTCTGTAATTGGGTAATTAAAATATTCTTTTTTATCCGTTAATTTAACACCTTTAAAACTTTGGTGGCGTTGGTTAAAAGAATTTAATAATATATATAATCCTATTGTTTTTGGAGTACTTAATTCTTTAGAAATTTTGGATATTTCATTTTCTTTAAGAAATGGTATTTTTTTTCCATTTTTTGAAATTTTATTTGTATATAATCTTAATATTGACTCTTTTTTAAAACGAGGATTAAATGAAATAAACGGTACAATAATCGAAGCATGTATATTTTTAAATATGCTTTCTAATGGTAGCATTTGTGAAGTTAATCCCGAAGACCAAAGAGAAAACTCAATTCTTTGAATTCCACGTGAAATATAGGGTATTTTATAAAACGTATTTGTTGTTTTAGAGTTAATTGAATCTAATAAAAACGAATTATTTGTTTTTTTATACAAATTATAAAAGGAATCTATCGTTTGCCATTTTTCAGGAACAGTTGTTTTTTTGACTTTTGTAATTATTGTTTCATCTGTTTTAAATAGTGGAAAATATAATTCTGTTATATAATCCGTTTCTATTGATGTGGTTTTAAAAGAATAGTTTGTTACATTATCGTAAAAACAGCAATATATATTATTATTAACCAAGTTACCATAATTTAATAATATTGTATTTTCATTAAATTTTAAAGTATTTTTTGAAGTTTCATTCGAATACCGGTCTTCGGTAGTATTAATAATAGTATATGGGTTGGCAACAAACGTATAGTCACGGATTGATTGTTGAAAATAAAACCCAAGAGGGGTTGCTATATTTTTTATATCAATTTTTGTTTTACCATTTAATGTAGTAAATGCCTTAATAAAGTCTTCATATTCATAAAAATCCTTTACTTCTATTTCACTATATTGTTCGGAGGGTATGTTGAAATTAGATAAAATTTGTGCGAATAAATCTTTGCTAATGAGTTTTTTGTCATTTTGTGTAATTGTTTGATATATTTTTACTAAATCGATCGTTTCATTTAAAAGCGAAAATAGGTAAATACCGGAAGATTTAATGGAAAAAGGAAAATCTGTTGGGTTTTTGTAAATTTCGTATATTATTTTTTCTTTAATAGTTTTAATTGTATCATCCAAATGAATTGTCAAAGAAGACCATATAATTTGAATTGAGTTTTTTTCAATTTCCTCCACTTCATTACTTGTAAAATAAGGTTTAATTTTATCAATAAAAGATATTTCAAGATCTTGTTTTTCCTCTGTAAATATAATTATTTTATTAATATTTCCGTTTAAATCATATAAAAAAGTTTTATATATGGGTTCAACAAACGGTAGTTGAAAATTTTGATCCATTGGTTTTGTTTGATCCATTGGTTTTGTTTGATCCATTGGTTTTGTTTGATCCATTGGTTTTGTTTGATCCATTGGCTTTGGTTGATTCATTGGTTTTGGTTGATTCATTGGTTTTGTTTGATCCATTAATTTAATATGCTTATTTATTTATATATAGATTTTCAAAAACTTACTTTTTAACTCTTATTTGATTTAACGTGCTAATTCGCCCATTAATTAAAAGATATGTTTACAATAATATTTTATATTACGTTACCATTAGTAATCTTAATTATTTTATAAAGTCATATAAATTAAAAATTTATAAAATGCTTGTTTCAAATAAGGGTTAAACGCCTTTATTTTTAAACATTTTTAACCCTTTGCCGTTTCTGGACTTTTTATTTTTTTCATTTTTTTTATATTGTAATAAAAAAATAAAAAGTTTAAAACTGTAAATGGTTAAACATAAAAATACATATATACAATTTTTTAATAAGGGGATTATGTTTTCGATGAAACAGTAGATTTACCAGATTGTAGTTCAAAATACGGATTATCATTTATTTTCGTAGAACAATATTCCGTTGGTTTTTCTTTATAATTTACTGGTTCATGAATTCCTGCCACTTTCGCTTCTTCCAATAAAAATCGAAAATTTTCCCAAAATTCGCTTTTATGTCCAATACTTTTGGTTGCTATATGTGCCATTTCATGTAAAGCTACAAACATTAGTGTATGTTCGTCTATTAGTTGACTTTCTACATTATTCTTTTTTATATTTAAACAAAAATACATATTCTTTTTGTTTTCTGTATAAGCTGTATGTTTTGAATTTGGTAATGTTTCTTTAATTTTATCCGGGTTAAATCCGTCAACCAATCGTTTTACATTTTCTTTTTCGGGGTATTTATTATTTAAATAATTAACAAACTGTTTTGCTTTATCAGTAACTTTTGCTAATAAATCAACTGCTTCCTTTTCACGCGTTCTTTCTCTAACACAAAAAGTATTACCATTTACATCAGAAATAATACATTTAAGTTGAAAATCACTTGTTTTAAAATAAATATAAACAAATCCAAAAATTATAGCAAGAATAAATACATAACCTAAAACATCAGTTATTGAACTCATATATAATCTATTATTATTTCTATAAATACGAATAAATGAATTAATATTAATTTTGTTATTGTTGTTAAACCTTAAAGGCTGTAAATAATACCCCCATTTTTGAAAGATTACTTATAGTAATTACTTCTTCTGGATTTTGTAAATTCGTATTTTCAAACCATATTTTTAAAATACAAAAATTTTTTTTGGGAGAAATTGTAATTCCATTTACATATTTCATATTTTCTTTGTTTTTCATTAAAGAACCGCCACAAAAAGCATATACCATTTGTCGCCATATATCAACCACCGTTTTATTATAAACCTTGTACGAAAAACAACCGCCGTTTTTATTTCGTTGGTCTTCCCATAAAGGTGTAATTCCCGATTTCATTAAAAATAACATACAATACTTAATTATATTGTTTGAAATGTTTTCATTTAAAGATATAATTTCATCAATTGTAGAAACGGATTTTATTATCTTGTAACTAGATAAATCCCAATTTTTGTCGTTTGGTAAATGGTAATATAAATTGTATGTGTTAATAAGTGGTACGGATTTTATTTCAAAATCTGATTTTACTAAATGATTGGGGGTTATAATTGTTATTGTAGTTTCGGTCATGAATGACTTTTATTACAAATAACTATTATATAATACAATATTTTATTTTTATATATTTACAGTAAAACTACGGTTTTCTATAGACCCATTAATTTTTACATTAACCCTTTGCCAATTATATCGATAAATTTGTCAGTAAAGAGATTTTGGGGATTTTGGGGATTTTGGGGATTTTGGGGATTTTGTAACAAAATGTATATAGTTTATACTATTTATAATTTCATTTTTTATTATAATATTAGAAAAAATGAAAAATTTAGAAAAAATGAAAAATTTAGAAAAAATGAAAAATTTAGAAAATCCATTGACGGCAAATGTTTAAATATTTGAATTTTTATAAAATAATAAATGATAAATGATTAGTGTACATGTTGTTAGTAAAATGCTTATGTGGAACAGTTGTTTTTTTTAAGTAATGAAAATATACGTTCAACACTATAATTATTTTCTTCCAACATAATAAATTCAAATGCCGTTATTTCAAAATAATAAAACCCATTATCTATAATATTTAATTTATAGTTCATATCAAAAATACAATCCGCCCAATTACCGTACTTATTTCTTAAATACCAATATATAAACAAAAATCCTAATATATGACTTTTAACAGCAAACTTAAAATTTGATAAATCTATTAACAAAGGAGTTTTCAAAGATGGGTGAACATATTCAATTGTAAAAAAATTAATATTACTAATAAGTGAATTATTTGAAAATGTTAAATTTTTTAAATTTGAATAATAAATTAACTTTGTAAAATAATATTCATTGTTTTTTAAAATAAATAAATTATATTTTAAACAGGGATCGGATAAATGACTATATTTAGTTTTTAAAAAATCTACATTTTTTTTTGCGTTAACCGTTTCCACATTAGATAAGTTAAAAATATTGTTTTCTTTTTCAGAAACGGTTAAACTAAAAACATCATTAAATTCTATTAAATTTTCAAAAACAACCCAATTTTTATTAACTTTTCCATAAATAAACCAAAATATATTACTAAATAACTTATAATATAATTTAAAAGGCTCGTTTATTTTGTAATAAGGTCGATAAATAGCAATTATATTACACCATTTTTTACTATTCGGTTCTTTTGGAATTTGATATATAGTATTTTTTATTTGGTTGTAATTGTTATTATAAAAACTTATAAACAATTTATAATATGTATTTTTACTTATCCAACATTGGATACTTGTCTGTATATTAAACCAATAATACATAAGTTTGTATATCATTTTGTTTGTAATGTCTAGTATTATACCTATTTATTTTTTATATTATTTATACAAACAAACAATTAAATAACATAATGTCCATTTTTTTTAAAACACCCCTTAGTTTAGATATATTATACGAGTTATTAGACAAAATATGTCTTTATAAAGACAATCATTATGTAATTGACAATACTTCTTTCAATAAAATGATTTATATGAAACTATACGAACCATTTATCGAAAAAATAAAAGAAAATTATTTTCCACAAAAAAAAGCAAAACTGGAAAAAGAACCGTCATATTATAATTTTATTATTTTAATTAAACAAATATGTAATTATCATGGACTTGTAATAACCTCAAAGAAAGTATATATAAAATCAGTAAAACATAATGTATATTTTGTCGAATTACACAAGTAAAAATATATAGGCGTTTTTAAGACGTTTCGTTATACTAACCCGATTTTTCAATACTGTTTTTATATAAGTTATTATATTTATTTTTTACATGTCTCAAACCACTTATGTAACTTCTTTTATGAAAATATATAATACTCCTTATAATAACCGAGACGACATTTATTATTTAAATAAATTTAATGAAATAGCAAATACTGGAATTTGTATATGTGTTTATACGGATAATGTCGAGCTTTTTTCAAATTTTGAACATAAAAACGTTAAAGTTTTTGAAATAAAATTAAAAGATACTTGGGTTTATCAAACAGTTCAACAAAACGGGGGGTGCGGGGGATGTGTGGGGTGGGAAGGCGTTGACGGAGGTCAACTATCTTTGCCTCATATAAGAAATTCTGAAAAGGATACTGCCGAATATATGATTGTTATGAATTCAAAAATAGATTTTGTTAAAGATGCGACCGATAAAAACCCTTTTAATACAACCCATTTTGCCTGGATTGATTTTGGAATTACTTATATTTTTAAAAAATTAGCCGAATGTCAAGAATTATTGCGTTTGTACGATTCGCTTCAGTTAAATGCGAAATTTATTTCCATTCCAGGATGTTTAGGAAAAAAACCAATTACAGATTTAAACTCATATATAAATCACGTTAACTGGCGATTCTGTGGCGGGTTTTTTATTGGCGACAAAGAAACAATTCAACAATTTCATATACTTCATCGTGAGTTTTTTCCGCGATTTTTAAAAGAACACAAAACATTGGTATGGGAAGTAAATTTTTGGGCATGGTTAGAAGCCGTTGTAATAGATTGGAATCCGACATGGTTTCAAGCAGACCATAACGATAGTATTATTGAAATTCCGACAAAATTTTATGCTGTTTCTTTAAAAACGTCTTGCTGTGGAGATGGTGATGAAGAAAAAGAAGGATATAAAAGATTTACATATAATTACCCGAAAATAGAAAATTTTGTACCTTCATCGGCATCTCATTTTTCGGTTATTGATAATAATACCGGCTTTCGAAAACATTTTTTAAATACGCGATATGTAAATTATACTATTGCTCCTGATGGATGGTATATATATCACAATTCAGAAAATAAAATTATTACACGTAATATGGTTTCCATGCTAGATCCGGAAACAATGATTCCGTTGTTTTATTGGGAAGTAAATGAAGACGAAGTTGGAATTGAACGTAAAAACGGGGGGTGGATAGAAGGTATGGAAGATATACGAATTTTTCAACGCGAGAATACCCCCACATTAAAAGGTGTGACGAGACTTGATTTTATAGCAACTAGTCTTAATTATTCCAATAGTAATAATAATCGTATGGTTATAGGAAATTACGAAATTGATGAAAATGCTGGACGATGTTTATTAAAAAATTGCCGAGTTTTATCAACTCCATATGAAAACTCCGGATGCGAAAAAAACTGGATACCTATTGAAAAAGAAAAAAATACACCAGATAATGACGAAAAAATAAAAGAATATTTTATTTACAAATGGTCGCCTTTAGAAATAATTTCTTTAACAAATAGTATTGAAAGTCATAATAAATGGACGATAGATACGGTAGAGACAAATAGCCCAGTGTGTAAAAAGTTTAGGGGGTCAACCGTTTTTATTAATACTGGTGGTAATGATTTTTTAGGTATAGTTCATTTTACAGAAGGATGCGGAGGCAACAAATGTTATTTTCATTGTTTTGTAACAATTAATAAAAAAACAATGAAACCAGAAAGGTATTCACAACCATTTTATTTTGAAAAAAAAGGAATAGAATATTGTATAGGGTTTTATATTCAACCAAAAGAAGTTATTAATAACTGTGAAAATATAAATAACAATTACAATACTTTTTATAATAAATTTAAATATTATTTTTGGATTTCACAAATGGATAAAGAGCCACTAATGATTGTAACCGATGTTCCAAACTTAAAATGGTTTTTATTAAATACCGTATGTTAGTATATTTTGTTTTTTAACGATTTAACCCGCGGATTTCAAGGTTAATAATTTTATTATTTTAATTGGCCAATATAAAATACTAAACCATACAACCATACATCGTGACAAATATTTTAAAATAAGTAAAATATTTGATTTTTGTAAAAATGTCGAAAACGTTAAAGGGTTAATTACAAATAAATATAATTATTATATAATATATTTTATAATAATTATGGCAAATAATATTTATAATAATTTTTTAAAATACAATAATAATAATAATAATGATTTTGATATTGATAATATAATTCATTTTATTATAACAAATGATAATAAATATGTTTTTGCTTTTAATAATAATAATAATATAAAATTGTACAAATTTAATAATAATAATGATCTATTAGATACTACCTCTATAGATAATTATAATACGACATTTAATACTATTCAAGATGTACAAAATATATATTTACAATTTAATTCGATAAATAATAAATATAAATATTTTATTTCTGTTGATATGTTTATTAAATACGATATTGATAATAACTCTTTTATAACTATTAATTATAAGGAGGCTGCTGCTGCGGCTGCTGCGGCTGCTGCGGCTGCTGCTGGTGGTGTTGGTGGTGTTGGTGGTGGTGGTGTTGCGGCTGCTGCTGCTGCTGCTGCTGCGGCTGCTGCTGGTGGTGTTGGTGGTGCTGGTGCTGGTGGTGGTGGTGCTGCTGCTGCTGCTGCTGCTGCTGCTGCGGCTGCTGCTGGTGGTGTTGGTGGTGTTGGTGCTGGTGGTGGTGGTGCTGCTGCTGCTGCGGCTGCTGCGGCTGCTGCTGGTGGTGGTGGTGTTGCGGCTGGTGCTGGTGGTGGTGGTGCTGCTGCTGCTGCTGCGGCTGCTGCGGCTGCTGCTGGTGGTGGTGGTGTTGGTGTTGCGGCTGGTGGTGGTGATGGTGGTGGTGATGGTGGTGGTGATGGTGGTGGTGATGGTAATGGTAATGTTAATGGTAATGGTAATGGTGATGGTAATGTTAATGGTAATGGTAATGGTAATGGTAATGGTAATGATAATGGTAATGGTAATGGTAATGGTAATGGTAATGGTAATGATAATGGTAATGGTAATGGTAATGATAATGGTAATGGTAATGTTAATGGTAATGATAATGGTGATGGTAATGTTAATGGTAATGTTAATGGTGATGGTAATGATAATGGTGATGGTAATGTTAATGGTAATGGTAATGTTAATGGTAATGGTAATGGTGATGGTAATGATAATGGTAATGGTAATGGTAATGATAATGGTAATGATAATGGTAATGATAATGGTAATGGTAATGGTAATGGTAATGATAATGGTAATGGTAATGATAATGGTAATGGTAATGTTAATGGTAATGGTAATGTTAATGGTAATGGTGATGATAATGGTAATGGTAATGGTAATGGTAATGATAATGGT